GTCGTTGAAGTATAAACTTGAAGACCTCTAACAAATAAAGTTCCCGCAGGAGCATGAACATTATCTTTTGAAGCCGTTAAATTTCCAAGCATTTCTTTTCGATCTGCATCAATTGGAACCTCTCTTTGAATTCTAAGCTCTGAATTATCTATAAATTGATCTGTAATTGTACTTGAAAGTACACCTGTTCCAACTTCAGTGTAATTTTGAATTGCTGTTGTTAATGTTGAATATGTAAATCCTGCCATTATGCTGATAAAGTCGCTGGTCCTACCGAGACCGGAAACCCTCCTCCTGTAATTCCTCCTGTTGTAGCAGTGCTAGTGTCTACAGTAAAATAAAACCAGTCGTCTGTAAAATCTGTATCTCTAGAACCACTAACATACTTGCCAGTAACAATAGCATAGCCTGCAGCTTTTGCAATATTTGAGCCTGCTATACCATCAAAGGACGCTGGATTTGCATAATCTCCTGCAATTGTTGGCGTTCCTCTAAATCTATAAGTATCTCCATTCGTTAATCCATGATTTGGAGTATTAACATTAATTACGCTTGATGAAGCAGCGTACGTGGTAAACGGATCATGGATTAATAATTGAGCTACATCATTTTCTGTTCTATCTGTTCTTACATTTTCCAATGCTTGAGGATCAGCTCCATGTGGTCTTGGATCTAATTGTGGTTGTTTAGCTTCATATTCAGATTTATGAACAAACATTCCATTCCATTCTTTAAGCATTTCACTATATGGAAATTCCATACCTGATCGGTCTGATATTGCTTTTGCGTATTTTCCTCTTGCGTATGCCATTATTTTTTCGTAAAGATTTTATAAGATTTTTTTACGTCACTCCAATCTAAATTCTTTTTTTTATGAAAAAGTTTTTTCCACTTTTTTTGATCTTTAGTTAAGATTTTTTTGCTATTCCCATTCCTAAAGTTTTTAATGTCATATGTTTGGATAATAATTCTTCGGAGTTATATAAGTACTAGCTGAAGAACCATCTTCTGCTAATGCTCGTGTTAACTCGTCTTCATACAACAGTTTCATTTGTTGTACTAATTGTGGGTTAAATTTTTGTGCTAAATAAAATGCAAGTCCTGAAACCATACAAGGTACAAATCTGTATGGAACATCTGTTGCGTCTGTATAAGTTGCATCTGCATCTTGAATTCTTTTTACATAATAAAAATGTAAATCTTTAGATGCATTAGATGAATCTGCTGTTGGATAAACGGTTAAAGTTGTTTTGTCCACGAATCGTTGAACAAAATATTGTGATGGAGTTCCTTTAGAAAGTTTACTTGATAATGCTGAATAAGCAGATCTAGCTATTTTTGTAAGAGCAGAATCAGATTGACCTGTTGCTGTTCTGTCGGATCTAAGTGTTGCTTCAAGAATATCTGCTACTCCATAAACACTTGATGAAGCATTTGTTGAAGAACTTGTACCATCACCTGATGCTCTATAAAAAGTATATTCCGCTTGTCCTTCAATAAGATCAATATTAGTTTCCGCTACTTCCCAGTAGTGCAAACCTCTATTACCCCATTCTTGAAAAAGAATATTTAAAGATCGTCTTGCTGTTTTTAATTGATATCCAGAAGTTACTTGTGAACCTATACGCTCATAGGCTTCATTGATAATTTCATCGACAGAAAACGTTTTGTCAAAAGTGACTGTTCCAGAAGTAGTATTCGCCATGGGCTACCTACTATCCGTAAAATGCCGTTACACTATTACACTGAGTTTCTGTATAAGTAATATAAGCTCCAGAAGCAAAAAGAACACCATCATCTGCTAAAGTAAGATTATCATTAACCCCTAAAGTAGCATTAGAACGAACTGTTATTAAACTTGTTCCTGCTGTTCCACTATTTCTTACGTAAATTGATCCAATAGCACCGCCACCAGTCCAATTTAAATTTTTAACTCGTGTACGACCTTCAAAAACAATTCCTGCTACTTCAGAATTAATTCCTGCAGACATATTACCTGCTGGATTTCCAACCGCTGTTATTGATGATATCGTTGCAAAATACCCTGTACTTGTTGCTGTACCAGCATTTGCTCCAGTAACGGTTTCTGATAAAGCATCTCCATTAACATCCGTTCCTACTACTGTAAATGTTTTACCTGAATCGTCTCCTGCACTTAAAAGTGTAATTTGTCTAGCTGTTCCAGTATCTGCTGTATAAGCGCCTCCAGAAGTTAATGCTCCACCTAAAGTAAGTGCTGCATTATTTCCAACTGCTGCTGCAGTCGATAAACCATCAGCGTCGAGCGCTGTAGTTGTAATTACTGCAGATGATTTTATATCTGTTGACATAAATTTTCTCCTAACTATTAATATTAATTAAGATGGGACCGAAGCCCCATCTTAAAATTTATATATTATTCAAATATTAATCTACTTATTGCACAATAGCTAACATCTAATGCTGCTGCTGCACCATCGTTTGCTTCAATTCCAACATATGGAATTAAATCCACATCGTTAGTTATAGCTGCTGATTTAGTATTACCTTGAGTAACCGCTGTACCACCTGTACTTCCAGATGTAGCTGTAATGTTGTATTGAACACCATTTACAAATATTGACAGTTTTCTGTCACTATCAAATGATACTTTCAAGTGATAGTTTGTACTTGCCGCTACTGTAATAGGCAATGCACTGATGTAATCAGTACCTCCTATACTGTGAACAAAATGCAGTAAAGTGAAATCACTCATTGATTGACCAGAGTTATCCGCATCCGTTAAGAATGTGAAATATGCTTGTTCAGTATCAGTCGCAACTTCTGGAACATTGGTTTTTTTCAACCCCGCCCAAATATTTTGATTATCAATAGCCGCACTTGTTCTGATGCAAGCTTCCCATGTAACTTGGTTTTCAGTACCCCACTTGACACCTGTCCAAGCAGTTTGTCCACTGTCTAAGTGTGGAGCTAAAATTGCTTGGTCTTGGTCAGCACCTGCTGTTGTTAACGTAACCACTGCAGAAGTAGCGCTTCTAGTAGCTAACGCTGTCGTCATGTTAGTACCTAGTACTTCGAAGTTATTGTTTTTACCTGTTGCTGTTGAACCAGCTTTAAAAACTTTAACTGTTAATGTTCCAGATCCAAGATCTATCGCACCACCTGTAAAGTTTCCTAAAACAACTGTAGCTACGTTTGATGCTGTTACTGATGCCGTTATAGTTAAGTCTGTAACATCAATACTCATTGTTGCTACCGCATAGTCTCCTAGTGCTGCGCCTGTAACTGTTACGTCTTCTGCTGCTTCATTGCCGTCATCTATGCTGCCCCAGTCTTTTGTTTCTGAGCCTTGTAGATAAGCATTAATAGCTGGAAGTTGATTAAAATACTCATCAAGATAATATCTTCGAGAGTCTTTCAATCCGTCACCGATCGTTCGATCAGAGACTAGTCCTGTGGATGCAGCTTTACTGATAACTTTAAAGTTATTCTCAGATCGGACTGCTCCATTAAACGTTGTGTTTGCCATAATATTCCTCCTAGAATATAATAAATGTAGTCCCTAGGGGATGTCGACTATACGCGTCTACATTTAATTTTTTTTAAAATTTGTATAGTGGCAAATTTATATGTTATTTTTTGATTGAGTGCAAGGGATCCTTGCATAAAAGTACGATTTCAGCGATGTGGCGTTTATCTAAGTTGCCACAGAAACTTCGGGGGCAGAATTTTGAACTGCATTTTCCACGTCTGCAATTCTACGTTCTTCCAGCTTGATCTCAGTAATAATACCTTTAATTGTATTATCAATTTCGACCATGTTGAGAGTATATTTTCCACTTTGCTCATACTCCAACTGCCACCTCAACTCCAAGGACCGTTTTTGTTTGTATAGGTCTTCGGTCATGACTAACCTCCTCATAGGTTATTCTGTTGGGAATATCTCTAAACATTCCTGTTGTTTCCCACTTTATAGACTTTTCTCCTAGTTTGTCAAGGATTGATTTCTCTATAGATTCACGATTATCTTCTGCTAAAACTTCAAATTTAGCGTGATAATCATAAGCCCAGATATGTACTAGGAAATTTTTCATATTCACCCTTATAAATAAAAAAGGGGCCGTTTTAAGGCGGCCCCTTAGTATACTGTTAATTACGCACCTGGTGATCCGAAGATACCACGCCAGTCAGACCAGCCGAAGCTGTATCTTTCTCTAGCTTTGTATCTAACGTTACCAGTTTCAAAATCGCCTTCCATAGCGGTTTTGATTGGTGCTCTAACAAAGTGTTTTAGTCCATTAGGAACATCTGTTTTAACGAACCATGCGTCAGTATCTGTTAAATAGTGATTAACCACATAACCTTGTGGAATCACATTCATAGATACAACAGCACTGATATCATTATCAGCTGTTCCAGTTCTACCGACAGATTTTAATAATCTTTCAGCAGTAAATTGAAGCGCCGAAGGAACAATCATTTTTCTTCCTTGAGCTGCAATTTTTAAACCTCTTTCATCAGTTAGCGCTGCAATGTCAATCATTGCTTGCTCTAATGAAGTTTCGTTTAAGTCTGCTGCAGTTGATAGTTCATTTTGTTCTGTACCAGCAACAATTACGTGTGCTGTTGAACAAAGTTCTAAACCATCTCCACCAGTATATGAACTGTTAAACGCTCTGTTAAGAACGTTCGCTGCTTTAACTTGTTTCGCGTTAGCCATAGATCTAGCTAATGCTTTTGTATAACGAGACGCAAGTCTGTCATACAAGTTGTCTTCAATCGCTTCTTCAGTAATTGAAAACGCTAAAGCAAGGGTTTCATGCGTATAACGAGCCGTGAAAGTTTCTGTTGCCGCGTCGTAGTTGACACTTTGACCTTCAGGTTTTACACCCGCATTTCCGAATCCAGATAACATAACTTCTTCTTCAAAAGCTCTGTCAGAATTTTCTGTATCGAAAATTTGTGAGTGTTCGTTAGCATAGTTTTTGTACTCCAAGCCGAATAGTGCATTCAAACCTGGTTCTAGTTCTTTAACTAGTTGTGATCGTGATATTGCCATGTTTTATGCTCCTATTATGCTAATGCTGTGTCTACTTTAAACACATGTTCACCGACATTAAATACACAATACGCGTTACAGTTAGCTGCACTCGTATCGCTGTTATCGGGATCATGAGAGATTCCGATCTGTTTGAAACCATTGTTGCACCTATTGGA